GGCGAACCAACAATCAACAAAATCTGGCCCGGACTCATTAAGACGTATCCAGTCATGTTGGCTTCTGGATTCGAACAGAAACTCGTCGACAAAATTGGATTCCCAGCATATGTCCAGCTTAAGTTGGATGGCATGCGCTTCAACGCCATCGTCCGTAATGGTAAAGTAGAATTTAGGAGTCGTAATGGTAGGCAATTGGATATCGCTTCAGATTTATTTGGTGAAGCATTTATTGGGTTGGCCAAAATTTATGGCAATGATGTCGTATTTGACGGCGAACTTCTTGTGGTTGATGGAACTGGTAAACCGCTTGATCGAAAGACCGGAAATGGTATTCTAACCAAAGCTATTAAAGGTACTCAATCAGCTAAAGAAGGCGAAATGGTTCGTGCTACATTATGGGATGCTATTCCTTACGAGCATTTCGTAAGAAGTGTTTACACAATCCCATATTCTGGTAGGCTTGGATTACTAATTTCTAATGTAGAAAAGTTTCAAAGCAAGAGTCCATTAGGTCATCTGCTGAACATTGTACCAACTAAAGTTGTAGAAAACCAATATACTGCGAATAAGCTGTTCAATCAGTATTTGGATGAAGGACAAGAAGGTATTATTCTTAAGTCTTTGAATGGCATTTGGGAAGACAAACGTAGTAAGGATCAAGTAAAGTTCAAAGCAGAACTTGAATGTGATCTTATGGTAGTTGGTTGGGAAGAAGGTACTGGTAAAAATAAGGGTCGTCTCGGTGCTCTTATTTGTGAGTCAAATGATGGTGCTATTCGAGTTAATGTTGGGTCTGGTTATACTGATGAGCAGCGTAAAGAATTTGTGGTTGACTATGTTGTGGGAAAAGTAGCCACAGTAAAATATAATGCTCGTATACAGGATAAAGGTGGGAATGTAGAAAGCTTGTTTCTGCCGACATTTATTGAGTTGCGTGAAGATAAGAATATTGCAGACGATTCAAAGAGAATTAAATGACAACCGGATATCGTACTTTAGAACAGGTATTAGCTAGAATGGGTAGTGATGGAATGGTGAGGCGTTATCTTAGCAACGACTCTAAGCGCAGATTAAAAAAAGATAAACGAATAGGTTTAAATAGTTTTACATGGGATACATATAATATGGATAATAGACAAGTGTTTATGGCGGCAACTGATGCAGAGGATGTAATTGTATCGGAATTTTTGCTTGACAAAGCATATGCTGGGTTGGACACACAATTTAAGTCATTACATCTTCTTTGTTCTATGGAAGATTGGAAAAGCTTTGTTGCTAATAACACTGAAGGTCGTACTCGTATTTTTCAATCAGGTGAAGAACATGGTGCTATCTTTTTCAATGAAGCTATCATTAAATATAATATTAGCAGCACCTACATCTCAGTAAAACTTATTGGTGAAATAAACTTCATTAAGAAATTTGAAGACACACTTAAAGATAACTTTGATATCGCTGAGTCTTTTATTGAGTGGATGTATTCTTCAGATGGATCTAATGTAACTGTACCTTTAACTACTGATAAGTCTCCTGTTTCAGAAATGTATCCATTTCTTGGTGACGAAAAATTGATTGATTACTATGATCGTTACATGCATTCATCTGCAAGTGTGCTTGTATTAATCGGTCCACCAGGTACAGGCAAGACTACTTTCATTCGAGGGTTACTACAGCACACTAAATCTAGTGCCATTGTGACCTATGATCCTGAACTACTTGAAAAAGATTATGTGTTTGCTCGCTTCATTGAAAGTAGTAATAACATCATGGTGTTGGAGGATGCAGATAACTTTCTCGGCAGTAGAAACGAAGGCAACACTGTTATGCACAAGTTTCTTAACGTAGGCGATGGCTTGATTACTACTAAAAACAAGAAGCTCATCTTCAGTACAAATTTACCATCAGTAAAGGATATTGATCCTGCTCTCGTTCGTCCGGGACGATGCTTTGATGTTCTAACATTTAATTACTTGAATAAACAACAGGCAAAGACGCTTGCTAGTGCTATTGATTCAGTTTTACCTAGTGATAGTGATACCTATAGCATTGCTGACGTTTTTCATAAACAGACTCATAAAGCGAAACCAAAAGCTAAAATAGGATTTGTATGAAGATACATGAATTTAAAATGGGTGACGTAGAAGACCCGCATCTTTATGCTCAACTTGAGATAGAAAAATTCAAGAAAGAAAATAAAACTGAGGGGGAGGTATCTTATACTTTACTTCAAGACGCAGGAGTGTGGAAAGTTTCTGTTTTTGATGAATCTAAAGATCCGTTGGAAGGATTACTGGAATTCAGCAATGCTTTTAATGAAGCAATGGAGCAAATTGAAAATGATAGTGAAGCATACTGGAATTCTCTATCACAAGATGAGCAATTAAAAGTATTCTGCGCTGTTAGCAGAAGAATTCACAAGGGAGAGATAGTAGATAGAGGTGCTTATCGACACGTATTATATAGCGTGTTTGGATTCGGCCCTGAGGCATATGCCCAAGCCCAATGTTCTGGTTATCTATCAATTCATAATGCTATATACGATGGTGAACGAGTTAGAGATCATATTAAGGATTTTGTAACCAACCATATGGATATTACTAATGATAATCTAGAGTCTCAACTAGATAGGTTCATCAAAAAATTGTATTTCTGATAAATAATCGAGAGTGAGGAGCTCTCGATGTCTGCTAAGGTTTATAAATTTCCAGAACCAAATAAAATAAAAGGTTACAAAATACCATTATATTCCGATGAGGAGATAATGGTTACTGTCGTTTCATTAAATACTTTTTGTTTCAATATAAAACAAAAAGTAACATCTGATACTATAACAAATTACGATCCTACGGTTGTAATAGACGCTTTAACTAAGGCAAAGGATTCGAGTATTTTTTCTAATAAATTTAAATTGACTGCACTAAAAATATTGAATTCTGTTGAAAGGATAGAAGTTAGATTATGAATATTTTTTATTTACACAATGATCCTAAGGAATGTGCTAGATTACATAATGACAAACATGTAGTAAAAATGATTTTAGAATATGGTCAACTAATGTCTACCGCACATCGAGTATTAGACGGTAAAGAATATCTTGGTAAAACTGCTAATGGTAGAAATATTAAGCGTTGGCTTCTACCGGATGATAGAGAGAACATAATGTGGAAAGCTAGCCACATTAAGCATCCTTCAGGTATATGGACCAGACAGACTAAAGAAAATTATAAATGGTTGTATAGTCTTTGGTTTTATCTTTTACAGGAATATACACACCGTTATGGTAAAAAACACTCTGCAGAAAGAATGATGTCCCATTTTTGGTTATACCCAACTAACATACCGGATGGACCTTTTACTGAACCTACTCCTGCTATGCCAGATCAATTTAAAGTTACAGGAGATAGCATCAGATCATATATAAATTATTATACCGGCGCCAAGCAACACCTGGCTTCATGGAAAAAACGAGAAATACCTAATTGGTGGACACATGCCTAGTTATAGTTTTAAATGTACTGATTGTGAAACAATTTTTGATGTTAATTGTAAAATCTCCGAAAGAGATCAACAACATTGTCCAAGTTGTTCTTCTAAAAATTACGAAACCCATCATACCGGTGGTAATGCTTTGATTGATCCTGTTCGTCTAGGGGTCACAAAGATGGATGGTGGATTTAGAGAAGTCTTGTCTAAGATTGCGTCTAATAATTATAAAAGCAACTTGGCAGACAAACTTAGTAGACGATAAATGTTTCCAATATTTTATCTCCTGGAGGGCAAAGGTTAGCACTTTTGCCCTTTTTTACTTTTACGAGGGCATACATGGCAAAATCAAAAAATAATATTCAGTTACAGTCAGCATTACCTCAACTAACTATATCAAATAAATTGAGAGTAAGGCTGGATGAGATGAATGTAATAGAGCCATTAACAGAAAACCAAAGGAGGTTTTTCGAAGCATATGACAAATCAGGTGTTATATTGCTTCATGGGGTAGCAGGTACGGGTAAAACATTTATAGCATTATATCACGCATTAGAGGAGGTTTTAGATAAGTCTAATCCATTCGAAAAAGTAGTAATAGTTAGATCAGCAGTACCAAGTAGAGACATAGGACATTTACCTGGAGACGAAAAGGAAAAGACAGAGGTATATACAATACCTTATGTAGATATATGTGATAGTTTATTTAATAGACATGATGCATTCCAAAGGTTATGTGAACAAAAAAGTATAGAGTTCATGGTAACTTCTTTTGTTAGAGGTCGAACACTTGATAATGCTATTATTTTAGTGGATGAATGCCAAAATATGACAGACATGGAACTGAATTCCATTATTACAAGAGTAGGAGAGAGATCAAAGATTATTTTCTGTGGAGATTTTAGACAAACCGATCTTTATAAGAAAACTGATATGTCTGGACTCAAAAAGTTCATGGCTATAGCAGATTTAATGCCCTCGTTCAAAACAATAGAGTTTGGTATACAAGATATAGTTAGATCCTCTCTAGTAAAAGAATATATCATGGCTAGATTAGAATATGAAAATAGATATGGAGGAAATTAGACATAAATATTAAGTAAATCACTTAAAATGAAAAAATGTCAGTTATAATTCAAAGAGGTAGTCTAAGAGGAGGTAGAATTTCCTCCGCTTTAGACTATAGATCAGCATCGAATTTCTTTGGCCCAGGCGGCGGGGGAGGTCCTTCTCCTTCTCCTTCGCCAACCCCTCCTTCGCCAACTCCTTCTCCTAGCCCTTCACCTACTCCGGGCGCGCCTTCATATTTCCCTCCTGCTCCAGCATCTTCTCCCATAGACGCTAGTTTTTTAATGGTTGGAGGTGGCGGTGGAGGCGGCAACATGACCAGAGCCTATTGTGCTATTAT